GTGCCACGAGATGAAATGCTAGTCATTCACTTTAACAAGGTGGGGATTCGTCAAGTTAAAAAGAATGAAAAAAATATGTCGACGCTTTACAAAAAGGGAAAATAATGCTATACTCTTGGTAAAGATAGAGGTTGAGAATCTGTCACCAACGCGCCACTTATAGTGGGTCGAGAAATGCAGGAGCCCCGACAGTCCTGCCTATCTTGCGCTTAGATAGTAATCTAGGCGCTTTTTTGTTGCAATAAACCACTATAAACCGCATCGAAATCTAGGCGGTTTTCTTATGCCCTAACCGTATGGAATCCCGTACGGTTTTTATATTGTCCAAACTGTACCGATGACAATAAAAGCTGTGCTGTTCCGTCGCCGGACGTAAAGCGAGACTATCGAGTGGCGACGTAATCGCTGGAGGACAATTATGTCAGAAGAAATCAATGCAACTGTATCTACTGAATCAACTGAGACTGTCGACACTCAAGAAAATGTTGATACAGTGCAGGAAGAAAAGCACGAACGAACTTTCACTCGTGCTGAAATCGGTAAGATGCTATCTGCCGAGCGCTCTAAATGGGAAGCTGAGCAAGAAGCCAAGGAAAACGAAGCTAAGAAGCTTGCTAAGATGAACGCTGATGAAAAACAGAAATATCAGTTGGATCAGCGTGAGCAAGAACTAGCTGACCGTGAAAAGGCTATTGCTCGTAAGGAATTGACCGCAGAGGCTAAAGCAATGCTAAGTGAACGTGACTTACCTGTTGAGTTAGTAAATGTAGTCGATTTGACAAACGCAGAGACGGTATCTGAATCTATCACCTCTATCCAAAAAGCATGGGAAGAGTCAGTTCAGAAGGGAGTCTCTGAACGTATGAAAGGTAGTGCACCTATCAAAAATGCACAAACAGTCCAGCAAGAAGTCACGGAAAAATGGCGTAAAGACTTCTTGTAATAAAAGAAAAGAGGAAAAATAAATGGCATTTGAAGAATTAAACACAGCAGAATCACGCAAGAAACATCTTGGGATTATTGAGGATGTACTTGCAGTAAATTCATATTCAACACCACTTGTGACATCAAGCGATGCAGTAACCTTGCAAGGTCGCTCTTTTACAGTAGCAACTGGTAACACAACAGAGTTGAAAGACTACAAACGTAACAAAGACAACGAATTTGATCACGTTGAAGTTGAAGAAAAGGTTTATACCCTTGATGAAGAAAAATACTGGGGTCGTTTCGTAGATCAATTGGACGAACGTGACTCTAATGGTCAAGTGAATATCAATTATGTTATTGCCCGTCAGGCTGCAGAAGTAGTCGCTCCATATCTTGATGAACTACGTTTTGGTGCAGCACTTGGAAACGTAAGTGACAATGTTGCCATGGGTAAAACAGCAGGAGCGAACAACGCTTATAATGCGGTTCTTGATGTGTCTGAGAAACTTGATGAGCTTGGAATTACAAAAGAACGCTTGCTCTTCGTCACTCCAAGTTTCTACAAAGCGATCAAGTCTGAAATCGTTCGTCTACCACATGGTGACGCAGATAAGAAAGTTCTTGGAAAAGGATATGTTGGTGAATTGGATGATTACACAGTCTATAAGGTTCCTTCTAAATTCCTGAAAGGTGTTAATGCCCTTGCTACTGCTCCAGGTGTTGTTACATCTCCAGTACAAGTAGATAATACTAAGTACAACGATAACATTCCAGGGCGATTTGGCGAATTGGTAGAGCAATTGCTTTACACTGGTGCATTTGTTCTTGAACACTTCAAGAAATACATCATCACAATTGCAGATTCTAAGCCTGCTGCTAAAAAATCAGCACAAGGTAAAGTTGTAAACCGTGCTAAAGCGTGGAAAACTGGAACAACTTACAAAAAAGGCGAATCAGTAACTCATGCCGATAAAGTCTATGTAGCGGTTAAGGATATTTCTAATTCAGCAACCGCACCAGACACAGATACAACTAACTGGAAAGAAAAAACTGGTAAGAAATAGGTCCGAGTTATGAAATTTAAAATCAAACAAGATTTCTATGATTGGGAATCAAATGTGAAACGACTGGCAGGAGAGGAACTTGAGATTACTGAGGAGCGCTATGCCGAGCTGGCTGACAATTTTGCCAGCAATGGTGTCGCTATCTCAGATGTTCTTGAGGAAATCCTCCCTGAACCTGAGTTTTTCGAAGAGGATTAATATGTCTATAGAGTTGCTGAAGAAAATGACAGGCGAAGAAGATACTCAGCTTCTCATGTTGCTCCAAACGAGGGCTACAAATCTTATCTTGTCAGAGACTAATCGAACATCTTTGACACCTGCTTTAAGTCTCTTAATACCTGAGGTTGCTATCGAACTCCACAACCGCTCAGGAGCGGAAGGAGAGCATTCAAGGACCGAAGGTGGTATAGCAGTAGTCTACGGAGAAAACGGCCTGTCTACGGGCCTTTTACAGCGTATACGTATGCATAGACTAGCAAGGGTGGCAGGCCATGTTTTTGAAGCAGAGTAGACTGAAACCTTATCCAATGCGACGGTTTGAAAAGACTGTCACTGAGGAAGGTGTCGCAAAAGAAGGATATGTCAAGGAAGCTGAGACAATCCGTCTTGAGTTGTGGCCAGCTAGTAGTAAACTACAGTCTGAATTGTATGGCGAGCGTGTCAATGATATTTTGAACGCAAATGCCAACAAGTCAGCTACAATCAAAGTGAAAGATGGTGTGTGTATCGATAGCCAGACAGAAGTGACTCACAGGGTTATTTCTAAAAAGGTCTACACACATCATCAAGTTTTGGAGTTAGAGCGTGTCAGGGCTACTAGGGGCAGATAGGCTCATAGCTAAATGTAGACGATTGGCTAGTAAAAAAACTGGAGAGGATATCGTCTTACGTGCGGTACACAATGCTGCTATAAAGGTTGTCCAAGCTGATGCAAGAAGACTCGCACCAGCGAGAGATGGAGAGCTTATAATTAGTATCAAAACTAGAGCAAAAATGGACGGAGATAAGGCTATAGGCGAAGTTTACACCAACCTTAAATACGCTCCTTACGTTGAGTTTGGAACAGGACCAATAGGACAAGCTAACCATTCGGGTATCTCTCCAGAGGTCAGCGTAACTTACAAGTCTAATCCTTGGTATGTGCATGAAGACCAAATCAATGTAGGACCGTACCACTTTCAAAAGATTGGGGAGTTCTACAAGATGTATGGTCAACCTGCTCAGCCTTATCTTTATCCAGCTTTGAGAGACAATCAAGAGCGTGTGTCTAAGAATATTTCGAATTATGTCCGTAGAAAGATAAGAGAACAAATATAATGATCAATATCAAGCCTGTTATTTATAAAGAATTGCAAAAGGTCGCAGATAATGTGACTGATACTTATCCTAGCGATTGGGAGAATTTCCCAGTCGTTATTTTTTTAGAAGAACAAAACAAGCCAGGTGATTGGTTTGACGACAAGGAACAAAAATCCTCTATTCGCTATAAGGTGGATATCTTTGATGATACCAGCACTAGTGAGTTAGCTGTTAAAATCAATCAGATTTTTGAGTCTTTAGGTTTGCGAAGAACCGACTGCCAAGACGTGCCAGATCCGTCTCATTTGAGACATAAGGTCATGCGCTTTGAAGGTGTCGTTGATTTAGACTCAGAGCTTGTTTTTCAATTTAGAATGGAGAATTAAACATGTTAGCAAATGGAATTAAATTGGCCTTTAGTGAAACGAAAGGCAATTATCAGAATCTTGTAGGGCTTAAGGAAGTACCTGAATTTGGTATCGAGCCCGAAAAAGTAGAAAATACTACTCTTGCAGATACGGTGAAGAAGTACGAGTTTGGTATCGGGGACGCAGGAGAACTTAAGTACAAGTTCGCTTATAATAATTCAAGCGCAACAGCTCCTTACCGTGTATTACGTAAGGCAGCAGATGGCAAGAAAAAACTCTACTTTGAACAAACCTACCCAGACGGTACTAAGGTCACTTTTGAAGGTCAAGTATCCGTTAAACTGGGCGGTGGCGGCGTTAATGCCGTTATCGAGTTCACACTTAAGATTGCATTGCAGTCTGAATTGACATTCGTTGATGGAATTGGAGGTTAATTAAATGGCGTTAAAATACACAACTTGGAAAGTTACTGACGAAAAAGAGTTGAAGCTACGTTTGACATCTCATCAAGCTGCAACTGTGGAAGAAAAAATCGGCATGAACTTGTTAAAGATTTTCATGCCTGAAGCTGGCGAAGAGTTCACTTTACCGCCTTTGAAAGTTATGCTGTTGTTAGTTCATGGAGCCTTGCAGCAGTATGAACATGGGTATTCCTTTGAAGATGTCTACGACCTATACGATGAATACGTGGATAACGGCGGAGACCAAACAACCTTCATGACAGAGGTTTTAATGCCACTCTTTGAAGTATCGGGTTTTACTCCACGAGGAAGCAAGGGCAAGAAAGCTTCCAAGAAGAAAATGACAGTAGTCGAGTAATCTTAACGGTAACGCAGATTATTGAGAGGCTTTACCCTATGTTTTTGGACATCGGGGGTAAGCCTCTTGATTTTTGGGATTTAACGGTGCTTGAAATCAGGGAAATGATTGAAAGCTACAACCGTGTCAAAATCCAAGAGCGTAAAGAGAAGATTATTGACTCATACATACTTTCGAGAATGATAACTAATCATGTTTCCTTATTACTGTCCAATGACGCTAAGATTGCTGAGCTTTGGGAATATGCGCCTGATTTGTTTGTAGAAGAGAAACAAGCGGTAGAACAAGAACGACAAAGACAAGCACTTTTGTTGCATAAGGAACGGATGCGTGATTTTGCAGAGAGACATAATCGAAAAAGGAAGGAGGAAGTAAATGGCAACTCTTGACGAATTGAAAGTCATGATTGACGCTGAGATAGCGCCTTTCAGGAAAAAGATGAAAGAAGTCGAGAATCAGGTCAAAGGAACATCTGACCAAGTGAAAAATGCCACTGCCAAAGTTCGTGAACAGTCGAATTCAATCGGTAGTACGTTTGGTAAGCTCGCTAAGTTTGCTGGTTTTGCAATCCTTGGTAAGAAATTGCTTGATGTTGGGATGTATTCAACGCAGACAGCTCTTGAAGTATCAGCGTCTATGAACCAAATTAAGCGACAGATGGGTGAGAGTTCGCAATCTTTCTTAAAATGGGTTAACGATAACGCTAATGCCATGAATATGGGTGTGGGCGAGGCTACTAACTATGGTGCAGTCTACTCAAACTTATTTTCTGGATTTATCAAAGACACCAACAAGCTAAGCGCTTATACTGCTAAGATGTTGCAGACGTCGGCAGTTGTCGCTGAAGGCTCAGGGCGCACGATTACAGACGTTATGGAGCGGATTCGCTCAGGTTTGCTAGGGAATACGGAAGCGATAGACTTTTGTCGCACCGCTTAGAAATAGGCGGATTAAGAACTTACCAAAATCGGTAAAACTCTAAATTTTAAGTAATTAAAACATGACGATACCGAGGTAAACTAAGCAATTAAAAAGGCTTAGTCACCGTAGAGCATAGGGATTGAACCTGTGCTTTTTGTTTTGTCAAAAAGTATAGAATAAAATATCCCCACGAGTGGTGAGCACCTAGACAATTCGGTTGTAGGTGAAAATATATGCCGAACTTACAAGAAATTGTAAGAAGTATGGATAAAAAGCCATGCGATAACATTATTGAGAAGATCTAGGAATCAACGTCAATGTGGCTATGATTGAGTCCACTGAAGCCTTTAAGAAGTTCGCAAACGGACAAAGCTGGCAACAATTAGACTACCAAACCCAGCAACAAATCCGCCTTATGGCTATCCTGGAACAGGCTACAGCCAAGTATGGGAATACCTTGTCTAATTCTGTAAATGGTCGTATCAGCCTGTTTAAGTCGCTTATGAAGGACGCAGCATTGAACCTTGGTAACTCTATGTTACCGATTATCAATGCCATTATGCCTGTCTTGAACTCTTTTGCTATGGTTTTGAAGAACGTGACGGCTAAACTCGCTGAGTTTATCGCTTTGATGTTCAACAAGAAAGCAACAGTGAAAGATGGTGTTGGTGGAGCAGTTGGAGACATGGGTAACGCCATGAAAGACGCTGCAGGCGGAGCAGGAGACCTTGCTGACGCAGTAGACGATGCTGGAGATTCAGCAGGAGGACTTGCTGACAATCTTGGAGACTCCGCCAAAAACGCTAAGAAAGCTGCTAAAGAGTTGCTAGGTCTTTTGGGATTTGATGAGATTAACATCTTGCAAAAACCAAAAGACGACGATGCAGGCGGTTCTGGAGGCGGTGGCAAAGGTGGTAAAGGAAAGGGAGGCGGTGGCGGACCTTTCAAAGACATCTTGCCAGAAGTCGAGTTGACCGACATGGACAACCAATTCAAGAGCATTTTCGATGGCCTTGGGGATAAGCTGAAAGGGTTGTTTGATTATCTAAAAAAACTCTGGGATTTATTTAAAAAAGGTTTTTCTCTATCCTTTAGATGGGATAGTATTGAAAGATTAAAGAATGCACTACAAGGCATTTGGAAATCTATTAAAGATATCTTTGAAGATGGTACTGTATTGCAAGCAGCTGCAAGGTTTGGAGAAAAGCTAGCTTTTGCTTTAGGACAAACGACGGGCGCTCTCGCTAACGTAATCATGGGTATTGCTGTCTTTATCGCTGAAAGTCTGAATAAATCACTTAATGAAACGAAACTAGATATCAAAGCATGGTTAATTCGTATGTTTGATATTGGTGGGGAAATCGTCGAAAGCGTCGGAAATATTGCCCAGAGTATCGGACAAATTTTCTACGATTCAATTACAAGTGAACTAGCTACAAATATGGGCGCAGGCCTATTCAGTGCTTTCACATACGCTTTTATGGGCGTGAAAGAGATAACCGCTAAATACACAAGGGATATAATCGGAGCTATTGAAGAAACTATCACCGAAAATCAGGCTGGCATAACAGAAATGTTTACGGGTCTTTTTAAAGCTGTAGATCCTATTGCTCAAGCTTTATCAAGCTCAATGAAGAAACTTTTTGAAAGTGTTAATTAAGTATACGATGAGCATATAAAACCTTTGTTTGAATCAAGTTCCGCCTTGATGTCAGATGTAGTTGGTGCTTTTGTTAATGGATGGAATGATAATATCCAACCTGTCCTTGAAAAGATAGGTCACGGTTTCGCCGATACAATCAAAAACCATATTGAACCAGCTTTAGAAAAAATAGGTGGCATGATTGGAAGTTTTGCCGACTTTTCTAAAGCGATAAATGAAGTTTTCGGCCCAGTCATTTCCTTTATTGTAGAAAAGTTAACGGTTGTACTAGCCCCTGCAATTGAATACATAAGAGAAGTTTGGCGTGTTTTATTTAACACTATCTCTGATGTGATTGGTGGTATTGCTGATATCATCAAAGGGGTATTTGATGTACTTACAGGACTTTTAACTGGAGATGGCGAAAAAATCAAAGAAGGATTTTTGAGTATATTTGGCGGATTAAAAGATATAGTAGTTAGCGTCTTTAGTGGCATTATTGATCTTGTATCTGGTGTATTGAAACTGCTTTGGGACGTTGTTGTCGCAATATTCAAAAGCATTTGGGACGCAATTGTAGCTATCTTTTCTGGTGTCAGCTCTTGGTTTGGAGAAAAGTTCCAAGGTGCATGGGATGCTATCGTTAACATCTTCAGTAATCTAGGCTCATGGTTCGGACAACGTTGGGCGGATGTGACTAGTGCTTTAGCTAATATCGGGGCATGGTTTACGAATATGTTCCAAAAAGCATGGACTGGCTTAACAAACATCTTTAGCAAACTAGGTTCATGGTTTGGCGATAGATGGAACGATGTTACAAGTGCGCTTTCTAAAGTAGCGAGCTGGTTTGGCGAGATATTCGGAAAAGCTTTTGACGCAGTAAAAGATGCTTTTAGTTCTATTGGCGACTTCTTTAAAGGCGTTTGGGATACTGTCAAAAGTATCTTCGTTAATGCTGGTCAGATGGTCGGCGAGGCAGTAGGTGGAGCGTTTAAGAGTGCGGTCAATGCGGTTCTTGGAACGATTGAAAATGTAGTCAATGGTTTCATCGGAATGATTAATGGAGTTTTAGGCGTTGTCAGAAACTTACCTGGTCTAGGATGGGTTGGTAGTGTAAGCACAGTTAGCCTCCCTCGTCTTGCCCGTGGTGGTATCGTCGATAGTCCAACAATCGCCATGATTGGTGAAGCTGGTAAAGAGGCGGTCGTACCACTTGAAAATACAGGATTTATCCAAACACTTGGACGAGTAGTCAGCAGTGCGGTAGTAAATGCCATGGCTGGTGTTAGTCCACAAGGTGGATTCTCTGGCGACGGCGACATCGTTATCCAAATCGCAGGCCATGAGTTCGGACGGGTAGCCATCCAAGAAATCAACAAGGAACATGAACGAGCAGGTCAAACCTTGCTCAAGATTTAGGAGGTTAAATGGCACAATTGACAATCAATGGGGTGGCTGTGAAGCCTCCCAAATCTTTTCAAGTCGGTATTCAAGATATCGATGGAGAGACAGGGCGTAATGCCAATGGCGATATGGTGCGTGACCGTATCACGACCAAACGAAAACTAGACTGTGAATGGGGCATGCTGACTCAGGAAGAAATGAGTCAGCTTTTAAATGCTGTTTCAGCAGTCTTTTTTGAGGTCTCATATCCTGACCCTGTTAAAGGTCAGACGACTGGGACTTTCTACGTCGGTGATAGGACAGCTCCTAGCTATAGCTTTACTGAGAAGTTTAAACCTTGGTCTGGCGCTAAATTTAATCTGGTAGAGAGGTGAGAAAATGGACGCTTTAATCAGACGACAGTTTGACAGAGCTATGTTTGCCAAGGATAGGACGCTGGCTATTCGTGTTGGTGATTATGCTTCACGAGATATCAAAGAGGCTAGTTTTGAGTATGGCTATATCAAAGGCGATACTTACAAACCCGGTGGAACGTGTGCCGGTAGCGGTAAGATTACCTTTACCAGTATCATTACCACGTTCAATAAACTGGATATACTACACCCTGAGATTGGTCTATTGGTTGGGACTACCTACCAGTGGGTTAAGATGGGGGAATACTTCATCAATGATATTGAGATTGACCGAAACCGAAACACAACCACGCTTGAACTCATGGATGGTATGTTTAAGCTCAATCGTGAGTATGTGACGGACTTACATTTTCCAGCTGAAGTACGAGAGGTTATTCAGGAAATCTGCCTGAAAACAGGCATTGAGTTAGCGAATGACTATTTCGGAATCAGCGCTATGCGTTACCATATCGAGCAAGTTCCTGAGGGCAAGAAACTTTCCTTTAGGGATATGCTGAGCGCTATGACTCAGATGATTGGGATGTCTTGTTTCTTCAACAGAGAAGGCAAGATGGAAATCCGTGATTTGACTGAGTCCAATATCACGATCAACGCTGACAGTTACTTCTTGTATGGCTTGACCAAGAGTGAGATTGAGTATCAGATATCTGGTATCACTTGTAAGACGGACAAGAAGTCTCTGACGGTCGGTATGAAGACAGGTCGGTCTTTGGAACTGGACAATGTCTTCATGACCCAGAGCGCTTTAAATGACCTGTATTACAAACTGAAAAACCTAACTTACTATCCGTATAATCTCAACTACCAAGGACATTTGTTACTTGAGGTTGGGCAGTGGGTAACCATTCAGACCAACAAGAAAGAGACTTTTAAAGTTCCCGTGTTAAGTCAGAGCTTTACCTTTAAAGGTGGTCTGAGAGGTCGTATCAGTGCAGATAGTAAGGCCGGAAACGATACCCAGTATTCTTACGAGGGTACGATTACCAAGCAGATTAAGCAACAAGATGGCATTGAAGCCAAAATCCAAGCGCAGATTGAAGCAGCAGATAAAGATTCTGACCAAAAGGTCGACAAAATCAAAAAAGACTTTAACGATCAAGTAGAACTTGCCAAAGCCAGAGCTGAAGAAGTCAAGCAAGAACTGTCTGACACTATCAATCAGCGCTTTAATAGCTTTGACAACGGGCCATTGAAAGAAACTAAGCGCAAGGCTGAGGAAGCTTTGCGAAATGCTGGCGCAAGTACCCTGCTTGCACAGGAAGTTAAGCGGATTGGACTGGATTCTGTCGCTAGACTTGGAGCGTTTAAGTCGCAGACTACGAGCGCACAAACGGCTCTGTCAGGTGACTTGGACGCTCTGAAACAGACGGTCACAAGTGAGGTCAATCAAGCTTCAGAGTACCGCAGAACGACCACAGAGGTCCTTAGTCGCATGACTGGCCAGATGGACGGATTTGCGACGAAATCTGAAGTTAGACAAGATGTGGCTGGTCTGACAGAGACATTTGCTAAACTTAAAACTGATACGAATAATTTGATTTCTGGAGCTAAAAGTGAAATCACTCTAGCAAAAACAGAATTTCAGAAAACAGCTGATGGCCTATCTGCTAAGATGTCAGCAGTTGAGCGTTACGTTAATCAAGATGGTCAGCGACAGGAAGCCCTACAGCGCTATACTCGTGAGGAGAGCGCTCGTCAAGTCAGCGCGGTTCGTGAGCAGATATCCAGAGATTATGTTGGGAAATCGGCTTATCAAGAAGATGTGAGAGGTCTAGAACGTCGATTTAGTGCGATAAGCACCCAGACGAACAATGATATAGCTAGGAAAATCGCTCAGTACAAGCAGACAGTCGATGGACAATTTGCAAGTATTACGTCTCAAATAGCTGGTAAGGCTAATCAGACTGACTTCCAGCGTGTTAAGGAAACCAGTAAACTTTACGAGCGGATTCTGGGTAATAGTAAAAACGGGATTGCAAATACGATTGCAAGAATGGCTATGACCCATCAGCTCTTTCAGGTTGAAGTATCGAAAAACGACCATCTGAAAACCGTTCAGAGGCAGCTGGCAGGTTCCTGGTCGGTTCAAAACATCAACAGTGCAGGTGATTTGATTTCGGGCATTAATCTAGGAGCCAATGGACATAACCGCTTTGTTGGGAAATTGACCCACATCACTGGCGAGACCCTGATTGACAGAGCAGTCATCAAGTCTGCCATGGTTGATAAGCTCAAAACGGCCAATTTTGAAGCTGGTTCGGTAACGACTACGATATTAGACGCTGAAGCGGTCACGGCTGATAAAGTGAGATTTGATGCTGCGTTTATTAGGAAAATGACTGCAAATGACGCTTTTATTGACCAACTGACATCTAAACGTATCTTCTCTACTAAGGTTGAGTCCGTCATTTCTAGTTCAACCTTCCTAGAAGCCTATCAAGGACGAATCGGTGGATTCACTATTGGGCGTTTTGCTCAAGGAAGAGGTCGCTGGATTTCTGGTATCAACCAATTCTCAGTTGGCATGGGGAATGGTGAAGGAGGAGGCTATAATGGCGAAAATACCGCATTTTGGGCGAACTGGGGTTACAGTTGGAACTCTCCTGGCCCCAATGCTTGGTATGTAACAACATCAGGAAATATGTATTGCCGAAACGGAGCAGATTTCCATGGGAAGGTTGACTTTTCGAATTCATCGAGAGCAAACTTTTATGGGAATACTACTTTTTCTCGTTCTCCTGTGTTTTCAAATGGTATCGAACTTGGAAGTAAAGACGTCTTTGGTGATGGTTGGAATCCCAAAGGCGGAAGGAATGCGGTTGTTTGGTGGAATCAGGTCGGTAGTGGTAGCGTGAAGTATTGGATGGAACAAAAATCAGACAGACGCCTAAAAGAGAACATCACAGATACAGCTGTGAAAGCCTTGGACAAAATCAACAGATTAAGAATGGTTGCATTTGATTTCATCGAAAGTAAGAAACATGAGGAGATTGGTCTAATAGCTCAAGAGGCTGAAACCATCGTTCCAAGAATTGTTTCACGAGATCCTGAGAATCCAGATGGCTATCTACATATAGACTATACCGCTTTAGTTCCTTACTTAATCAAGGCCATTCAAGAATTAAATCAAAAAATAGAAAAAATGGAGAAAACAATAGCATGAATAACAACATGTTGACCAATATCGCACTTAAAGCAATTCAGGAGCTTGCTCTTGAAAATAGAAAACGAACAGATAGATTGGAGAACTTAGAAAATGAACGCAGAACAGCTTAACCAAGCCTTACAAATGACAATTAGTGAAATGTCAACAACTTCAACAAATTCGATGATTACAAGTAATGTCTTGAGTATTCAGTTGGATGAGCAAAGGGAAGAGAATCAAAGACTTCAAGCACGAGTGGATGAGCTGGAAGCTCTGCTTGATGAACAAACTAAACCAGCAGACAAAGGAGAATAGACATGGCAAAAACAATTCAAAACACAGATAACTTGCTAGACCTTACAAAAATCACAGAACCATTTGATCTTGCGAGTGCTTTGCGCTACATGAAAGAAAGTGGAGAGTTCATTCGTTGCAAGAATGTAAACGATGACTTCTATATGTATCGTGATGTTCAAAAACGTCCTGTGTTCGTAAATGGCCGTCGCCAATTCAAGGATGTTGAAACCGTTTGGGCGTTCAACCAGTGGGGTGGTACAATCACAACAATCAACGTAGCCATTCTGTTGAATCAGGAATTCTATATCATGAAATTTGATGCAGAGGGCAATCCTGACTGGACGGATCCAACGGTAGAACCTAAAGAATAGGAGGTTGTATGCCAATTGAAGAAGCTGAAAAAATCGCTCAAAGTCAGGTAGCTTGGGCGATTTTGTTTATCTTGCTTTTCTTTATTATCATTCGATATCTTATCAAGACTTCGGACAAGCGAGAGAAGAAGATTATGGATTTGCACGAGCAATCAAAGGCCGACTCTAATAGACGAGAAGAGCGTTTGATGACTCATCTAGAAAAGACCACTACAGAATTAACCACAATCACTCACGCGGTCGGAGACATTCAAAAAGAAATGGTTCGCATGAACGACCGCATGGAAGAAATCGAAAAAGGAGAATAACAAATGCAACAAATTACTGAAATCATTACTAATGGAGCAATCAGCATCCTAGTCATTTTGGCAGGGGTTGTAGTTAGGGCAGTCAAGGAATACCTCGTCAAAAAAGGTGGAGAAAAGACTATCAAGATTGTTGAAATCTTGGCCAAGAACGCAGTTAATGCCGTGGAGCAGGTAGCTGCTGAAACTGGCTACAAGGGAGATGAAAAACTGGCACAGGCTCGCGCTAAAATTCGTGCTGAGCTTACAAAATACAATATTAGCATGACTGACAAAGACTTAGACACCTTCGTAGAGTCAGCAGTGAAGCAGATGAATGACGCATGGAAAGGACGATAGGGAATGGATATCGATAGAAACAGACTACGTACAGGCTTGCCACAGGTTGGGGTGCAGCCTTATCGACAAGTACATGCTCACTCAACAGGCAACCGCAACTCAACCGTACAGAATGAAGCGGATTATCACTGGCGGAAAGACCCAGAATTAGGTTTTTTCTCGCACGTTGTTGGGAACGGTCGCATCATGCAGGTAGGACCTGTGAACAACGGAAGTTGGGATGTTGGGGGCGGTTGGAATGCTGAGACCTATGCAGCGGTTGAACTGATTGAAAGCCATTCAACTAAAGAAGAGTTCATGACGGACTACCGCCTCTATATCGAATTGCTACGCAATCTAGCGGACGAAGCAGGCTTGCCGAAGACTCTTGATACAGACGACTTGGCAGGTATCAAGACGCATGAATACTGTACCAATAACCAACCAAACAACCACTCAGACCATGTGGATCCATATCCATATCTTGCAAGTTGGGGCATTAGCCGTGAACAGTTTAAGCAAGACATCGAAAACGGCTTGAGCGCTGCAACAGGCTGGCAGAAAAATGGCACTGGCTACTGGTACGTACACTCAGACGGCTCTTATCCAAAAGATAAGTTTGAGAAAATCAACGGTACCTGGTATTATTTCGATGGCTCAGGCTATATGCTTTCAGACCGCTGGAAGAAGCACACAGACGGTAATTGGTACTACTTTGACCAATCAGGCGAAATGGCCACAGGCTGGAAGAAAATCGCTGAGAAGTGGTACTATTTTGATGTAGAAGGTGCCATGAAGACAGGCTGGGTCAAGTACAAGAACACTTGGTACTACTTAGACGCTAAAGAAGGCGCCATGGTATCAAATGCCTTTATCCAGTCAGCGGACGGAACAGGTTGGTACTACCTCAAACCAGACGGAACACTGGCAGACAAGCCAGAATTCACAGTAGAGCCAGATGGCTTGATTACAGTTAAATAAATAGAAAGGAAACTTTCTAAATTGTTCTTTCACCGCAGGCTCAGGCTTGCGGTTTTTTTGTTTGCTCAAAAGGGGCAAAAAAGGGGCAAAAGTGTCGTAAATCTCTGTAAAATGATGTAAAAACATTTATTTAAAAGCTCAAAATATAGCTGTTTTAAAAGGTATTGTAAGATATAGTAAAACGATGTAAAGGTATTTTTAAATGCGGATGAATTATAAAACCACGAATCCTATGTGACTCGTGGTTCTTTTTTATAAACTGGTAGAGTGTTTTGGTTGTACTTTTTGTTCAGGGTCAATGTAGTTGATAGCGTTGTTGACAGCAGTTGGAGCTTCTCCGAGGCCTGTCGCAATCAGATCAATTTTTCCGTCATAGTAGCAGCAGTCACCGATAGCATAGATACCTGCTTGGCTGGATTCCTGTTTGCTGTTGACGATAATCTTGTGACGGTTGAGGTCGAGCCCCCAGTTTTTAAGGTTACCGACAGAAGATTTGAAACCATAGTTGACAAAGAGGTGGTCTAGGTCAATGGTTTCAGTTTCATCAGATTTGACTTTTGTGATTTCAAGTTTATCAAGCGTTTTTCCATCTCCAAGGAGTTGGCTAGGGGTGAATGGTGTCTTGATGGTTACAGATGATTCTTGCAAGGCTTGAACACTGTGTTCCAAGGCACGGAAATTATCTCTGCGGTGAACAAGGGTAGTTGGTGCGATTTTTTCAAAAGCCAAAGTCCAATCCACAGCCGAATCTCCCCCACCAAGAATCGTCACTTTCTTACCAGCGTATTGCTGAATGTTAGAAACGTGGTAGTGGATATTTTCATAGCCCTCAACCCCTTCAAGTTCCAGCGGACGTGGTTTGAAGGCACCGCCCCCCATAGCGATGATAACTGTTTTAGTCAGGTGACTTCCTTTAGAAGTTGTGATGGCAAATTCTTCTTCTTGTTTGTCAATCTCAAGAACCGTTTCATTGAGATGAATAGGGGTATCAAATCCATTTAGCTGTTCAATCAAGCGGTTAGTCAACTCTTCTCCAGTCAGGTTTGGGAAGCCTGGTACGTCTAGGATTTCCTTTTCAGGGTAGAGAATAGCAGGTTGTCCACCTAGCTGGGGAAGAGAGTCGATGATTTGAACCTTGGCTTGGCGTAGGTGGGCATAAAAGGCTGCAAAAAGCCCGACAGGACCACCACCCACAATGGTAATATCATAGAGTTGAGACAT